AGTGCCATCGCGTAATTCTCGTCTGGCATTGCATTAGTAAAAGTAGCGGTGTAGTTACCTATACTATTTCTTGAAACACTTGTCATATTTCCGCTTGCTAATATCGTTCCTGTTGAAGGAGTAAAAGTTGCCCATGCACGACAGCCGTAAGCCGTAGCTACAGAACCATAGCCAGAGTTGAATTGAAAGTTAGCACTAGAATCAAATCGACCGACCTCCACGCCACCTTCAGCAAACGCAATCGTATCCGCAGCAGGAAAGAATATGCCCGTGTTGCTGTCTGTGCCTTCATAGGAAGGGTTGGACGCAGTACCATCTACGCCTGATATACCGTTCGTACCATCAATAACTACAGTCATCCCACATCTCCTCTAAGAATGGGATTGTTATTTTCATCCCACCCGATAACATCTTTTGTAGAGCCAATACCGTAATCAGCACCTACTCCATCAGTCAAAATAGAAGGGTCTACCTCCCATGCACTACGGAATGTACGATCAGAGGGAATATCATCCGTTGTAACAATCTTAAACGGCCTACCAGTAGGGACATCCTTGAAAGCAATTTGCTGAACTGTAAATGTTTGCAAAGCCTCTGGTGAAGGCACTACGATAGAAATCCCGCCTTCATCATTTTCGTAAATTATTCTAGGTTGCATGACTGACCTTTAACGAAAAACAGCTACAAGGTTGTATGTTACGTCTATGGTGGCTGTTGACGGGGTTCTCGTTATAAAAGTAAAGGTTGACGCAGTTGGCGCAACAATGACGTTTGATGTGTTTATGTATGGGTTGAACAACGCAAGAATTGACTGCCCAGTAGAACCAACAGTCACATATTGTTCATCAGGCATAGCAGTTGCAAAGTTCACCGAGTACCAGCCAAGTCCACCGTTATCTGTAATACTTGTTACATTAGCTGATCGTCTTATAGCAACTGTACCTGTACCGTTAAAATTAACCCACGCTCTTGCACCATAATAAAGTGGGCTACCAGAAGTCGTTTCTACAAGTTCACCAGTAAGCTCATGAGAGTGAGTTGTGCCTGATGCAGAATTTGTTGTTGTGTTAGTTAGAGTGCTTGGCGTACCCATGTTAACCGTAATACTTCCAGCACCATTAGTAATCGATAGCCCATTACCTTGAGTTAATGTGGCTTTAGTAAGTGTGTTGCCAGTTGTATTGCCAATTAAAAGCTGACCGTCGGTATAAGATGTTTGACCTGTGCCACCCTGAGCTACACCTAAAGTATTTGAAAGCGTAACAGCACCAGTAACTGTAAGTGTTCCCGGTATAGTTACTGCGCCACCAGATGTCGTGGTTATAAAATCTGTACCGCCTACCTGAACGGATGCACTTCCATCAACATTCGCTTTAATACCTGCGGTCATTTTTTACTCCCACATGATGTTGATGGTGCCAGCGTCGAAGGTGTCGGATGGATTTCCGCTTGCACTACCAATTACGCGCACTCTATCTAATGCTGCTCCGGTTGTTTTATTCCCTGAAAATAAAAACAAAGTTCCGGTAGAACTTGTCCCGATAACGCCACTAGCAACCCATATATTTCCTGAGATATTTGTAAGAACCATATGTCCACTAACCAAAAACGCAGAACTTTGAGAGGTGTATTCCATCCCAAAACCAGTAGTAAAATTTATAGCGGCTGCTACACCGGGGTATCCTCCAGTAACTACGCCAGCCGTGGCGTTATATGAAGCTATTTCATACCCGCTAGAAGTTCCTAACTGAACTTGAAGCGGATTTGCGCCGTTTGTGCTAACCCCGCTAAACATCACCGTAATCCGCTTTGCCCACGACGGTATGCCAGTGAATTCAATCGACGTACCGGACGTCGAAGCAACAGCGGTACCCGACACAATCGGATACAAACTAGTCGTTACACCTGCTACTTGCAAAGTACCTGCCAACGTCGCATTTTGCGAAGCGTTTAACGTCAAAGCAGTCGTACCCGCACCTGTACCCGTCTTGAGTTCTAGTATGCCGGTATTATCGGGAGTTATTTTTAACCCGTTTGTGGCATTTCCTGCTGTGATTATTGTTGCCATGTATAACCCTTAAACAACTACCAATCTAGAACCATCAGCTATCGTTAGCGTTACACCATTTGCAACCGCTACAGTCCCTGCACTCATTCCGTTGTAGTTAGCTGGTATCGTTGTATTCGCATTTATTGTGCTGGCAGTCAAGTAAATAGCCGCAGTACCAGCACCACCATATACAGCGTTACCCTCATCTTCGTATGTTGACTTACTTGCTGGGTAGGTAACAAAAACATCTTTGCTATTACTTGCAAAATTGATTTGTGTGGTTGTTCCTGATGAATTTGACAATACGATATCTCTGGAAAGAGTTGTTCCAGATGCCGTATATGTGCCTATCCCTACTTCCCAAGTGCCAGCGTTACTATCAACTATTGTGTAAAAAGTTGTATTGCCGTTGCCAATAGCGGCAAAAGATTGGAAACCATTAGCCGCACCAGCAAGCGTAAGTGTTCCAGTTCCCGCAGTTGTAGTCGTTTCTTTTACACGATCAGCTAAAACAAGTGGCATTACACCCTCGACCAGTTATTAGAACTTCCACTCACCTGTGTCCATGTGTTGCTATTTGCTGCAACTACATCCCAAGTGCTTGAACTTGGATTTATTTCAGTCCAAGTATTATCAACCGCAGTTTGCTCAGTCCATGTATTTGCTTCAGGAACAACATCCGACCATTCCTCGCCAACTATCCCGCCATTTGCAACAATAGTCGCTAACGCATTAACAGAGCCTATTCCAGAAAGAACTAACCCGCCAGTACATACAACAGTTGCCACACCATTAACTAAAGCATTGCCTTGATAAACCACACCGCCATTAGCTGTGACAGTTGCTTGCGCTGCGACAGAAGCTGATGAAGTCCTGATTCTGTTTCCGTCAGCAGTAACAGTTGCATTAGAGGCAACAGCAGCATTGCCGAACTGTATGCGTGTTCCTAATGCCGATACTGTTGCAGTTGCATTAACAGAGGCATTTTCTGAATATATCGCAGTCGCACTAGCAGATACCGTTGCTAAAGAATTAACTGAAGCAACAGCATTAGCTAATTTGCCACCATTAGCAGAAACGGTAGCTACACAACTTACTGACCCTGAATTAGTTCGTATCCTTGTTGCATCAGCAGTAACTGTGGCAGACGCATTTACACTCGCAGTACCAAATAGAACAACCCCTCCAGCTAAGGAGGAAAATGGTGTCTGCGAAAATGCGCTTATGCCGAACATAATTTAAGCAAGTGTCACAGATAGATTACCAATCGCAATCTTAAAAATATCGCCCGTGTCAATCGTCTTAGACGCATCTAAAGCTGTGTGATAGAGCAAGTTTCCAGTTGTTAAGGCATCCATGATGCCGATCCAGCCAACTGTACCCCATGATCCAGTTGCAGCAGGGAACTCAATCGCAGCAGAGTTTGTTGATACGCCGTTACTAGGTGCGCCAAACGTAATAGATTGACGAGCATAAGACCCGCCAGATACTTCAGTACCCGTATTAGCGTCTGTTGGATCGCTGGTAAACAGACCCAAATAAACGACTGACGGACTGGTGTAGCTTGTGTTTCTCAGAGTCGCGTTAATAAGCGCGTTCTCAAGATAATTCGACATCTCTGCCATGATTTACCTCACGTTATAAGACATAGACATAGGCTGACCGCTGTATTCACTCGATTGGTCAGAGTTCGTAATCGCCGTTACAGCACGATCGTATAAGGTTGCCCATGTCTGGATACGGGCATCATTCATTAGGTACGGCTCTGCTTCCGCTAGTGACGCATACAGCAAAGCATCAGGATAGTTAGCTAGGAAGATGTTGCTAGCGTTCGTATCCGACAATAATGGTGGCTTGCCGTAGTACAACATCTGGAGAACGTAAGTACCGTCTGGAGATGGTGCTAGCTGTATCTCAGAGCCTAGAATCGTGTAATCGACAGGCTTACCACCCTCTGTAACCCTAGACTCAGCGTAGAACGAATTAGGAGCCTTGTAGCGCAATGTAGTCACCGGATTCGTGTTCAGGTGAATATCGCGCATCTCTAAGAAGTCTGTAGGTAATCCAACAGTAGAATCCCCACCTGTAGTCGATGCCGTTGCGACAATCAACATCTGCCGAGTCCGAATGTCTCGACGTAGCCTTTCCTCAGCTAGTCGGATAAAGTCGGGTATCACCGATGTTAGATCACTACGGGCTAGATAATTCGCTACCGTAGTCTTTAGTTCCGAATAGCTTGCAAATGGCATATTTATTCCTCTAACTGCTCAAAGTCCTTCCAGCCATATTCGTATGTACCTATGTGCCTAATGTGCATCGATAGCTCATGGTCTACATACGTCTGAAAGCCCTCAGAACCAGCCTTGACGCAGAAATATACATCCTCACCACATACACCGTTAGAACCCCATCCAGCATCAAACCAAGGTCTACCAGTCTTCTCAAATACTTCCTTACGGATCATTACAGCACCAAACCCAACCGCTGTAACCTCCTCAATTCCCTCTTTACCGCGAGAATCTACATTCGACCACTTACGAACCTCAGTATCCCCATCCATGTACCTAGTCAAAATCTTTGCCGTAGGTGTGACAGGCTTCCTTCTGGTCGTAGCATTAACCCCAACGATAGGCACATCGCGGCTTAACATGATGTCAATGATGTCGTGTGGAAAACGCATATCGCTATCGATAAACAGCAATGCGTCACACCCTTCACCTAAAGCAACCTGCGCTAACTTTTCCCGTTGATCGAAAATCAGCGTCCCCGGCATTGTGTAAAGGCTTAACCCACCCTTACCGTCCTTGCAACGAACTGACGCATCGTGTGCTGTCATCCTCGCAAAGTCAAAAGCAAAACCAGTATGAACCTCATCCCTACACGGTACGCAAACTCCTACTCTCATAC